GTCTTTGTAGCTTCTTCAGCCATTTGTCTTCTCCTTGGGGTTATCGTAGCCAATTATTGTTGGGGGATAAGTAGCCTTTAATTGTGGATTATTAACGTGAAGCTAATCCACCTCGCTTCATCTTCTTAGGTTTAAGTGTTTTCTTTTTACCTGCTAGTCCACCTGCATTAAAATCAAAATTTGACCCATCCATATCTCCGGGGTCAGAAGAATCAAATCCACCATAGTCACTGTCATCAAAACTATTATTGTTATCATCTCCACCTGTTTGTTCAACTAGCTGTGCGTAAGTCATTCCAGTAGCTTTTTCAGCCGCTTTTTGTTCTACATCTGCTCTTTCTCTATCTTCCTTATCAATAGCGGCACTTTGATATTCATTAAATGGAATATCTCCCAAGTCAACAAACTGTTCTGTTGTAATATTACCTTCTCTAATGTTTTTGTCTATAACATCTACCATTTTATCTTTTTGATTAATATTTGGATTATCTTTAGCTAAACCTTCAACTATATCTCTTGCATCATTATTTGTAATATTATAATCCTGTATAAGTTCTGCCACAGCCGCTCTCATATTTTTATTTTGTTCTATTATAGCTGTAGCTTCTGGACCTCTAGGATTTTTAATTATAGCATTAGTAACTTTAGCAGATTTAGTTATAGTAATACCATCTAATGTAAACTTACCTGTAGCACCATCAGGAAGATTACCTGTACCTGCTGTTATAGCTTTTATAGCAGCTATTCCCGGAAGTATACCACCCGGAAAATCGTAGCCTATTCCAAATGTAGTAGAGCCAATTACGCTACCTTTTAACTGCCTAGATTTTACTCCTGTGCCAACCATTGTAGTTCTATCTGCTATTGTACCACCTAATGATACCCTTCCTGCACCACGACCATACATAGCTTCTTCACGTTCTCTTTCTTCTTGGTCGCTACTGTCGTTACCTGTATCCACAGGCTTTACTTTAGCTGATGCTACTTGACTCTTCTTGGCTTCTTCTTTAGGTGCTTCTTCTTGTATAACAAAACCTTCAGGTATAGGATACAGCGTTGCACCTCTTGAACCATCGGCATTTACTATATGAGGTATCATACGTGTCTGACCTGTTGCTTCATTAAAGTATCTAACACTTTCTGTCTTAGGTGCTCCACCTGCACTAGGTCCTAAGAAGTCTTGATATGATACAGGAGCATATGGTGTTGCACCTGCTCCATATACATTACCCACATTTGGTACATAAGGTGTTCCACGTGAAGCACCGGAAACTCCACTTGCTACTTGTTGTGGCATTATTTGAGTTGGATTACCCATTGGATTTGTTCCTAAAGGTTGTCTACCTATAGGTATAGTAGGAGCTACATATGTACCTTGTTGTGCTTCAATTACCCCACCTCTATTATACTCTAAATCGTCTTCAATGTCAAGGTCTGTTTCATCAAAAGGTAAATCATCAGCCATAGTAGCTTCATCTGAATTACCCATCTGACCCATAGCTTCCATTTGCTTTAGTCCTTGTTTAGCTTCTTGTCGTAATTGCATTAACTTTGCAAGACCTATGTACCTAACCACATCAGCAGGGAATACAAACTCTCCTTCACTTAACTGTGCAGGTATATCATCTCTCACTTCTTCTCGTGTAGAGCCTGATGGTACATCGTTGCCTGATACTTCATCAGTCATACCACCTTCATCTTTGAGACCACCATCTTCAAACATTTCCATTTGTTTACTTAATGCCATTTACTTCATCCCTTAGTAATTTAAGTTTATTCAAAGTAGCTATTGCTCCTTGAGACCTATGTAGAGTAGTTGTATCACTAGCTTGTTCTAGTATCTTATGTTGTTGCTTCACTAACTCATCAATGTAATCATTGAAGCTGTTCAGTAGCTTGAGGTTGTTCACTAGCGGCTTGATTTGCTGCAGCACCTGCTTGTCCATCATTTCCTGAAAATCCTTGCTCGTTTGGTATAGGAGCTTGTCCTGTACCTATGTTACCACCACCTGCTCCTGTGGGGTCTAATGGGTTAGCACCGACAGGTGGTTGACCTGCCTGTTGAGGTTGTCCTTGTTGTGGTTGTTCAGCCATAGGACCTTGCATACCTTTTAGTATCTCTGCCTGTACTGCTGCTTCATCCATGTTATTAGTTACCTTTTCAGGGTCAAGTTCCATAGACTTTGCTATCTCTCTAATAATATATGGAAACTTAGCAAACGGAGCTAGTGCAGGATTAGATGCCACTTGTAAGAAGGACATTAATCTCTGACTACGTACTTCGTTAGCCATGAGACTTTCTGTACCTCTAGCCTGTACCTCTAAGTCACCTTTTATATCTTTGTCAAAGTTAAACTGCATATTAAAACGGAACATACCCTCGCCTAGTGGCTTGAGTAGGTAATCATCTACGTTCTTAATAACAGTCTTAATACTACCTGCCGCAGCGTTCATAAGCATTGATATGCCTGATGCAGTTCTACCTACACCTTGTACACCTGTCTGTCCGTGTGCAAAGGATGGAAAGCCTGTGCTTTCATCTGCAAGTTGTCTAGCCTTGTCAAATAGCTGTAAGTTCTCATTTGATACGTTAGGAAACTTTGTACCAAAGATAGCTTGACCCGGAGCACCACCTTGTCTTCTAAACACTTTGCCCGGATATACAGATAAGTCTTGCCCCGGAACTAGGTTTGTTTCATCTACCTCTATAAGCAAGTTACCTGATAACACTGCATTGTCTACAGACATTCTCATAAAACCATTCATAAGTGTCTGTGTATCATCCATGTTTTCAGCTAAACCTACACCAAAGAAGGAATATGGATTCAACTCATATGGAGCTGCCATGTAAGGTATAGTGGCAGGTTTGAAAGGATTAAGAACCATTCTTATTAACTTACCATTACTAATCCATATGTTCGCTTGTAGCTCGTCAAACTCCTTGAGGTCTTTAGGTATATCTACACCATTCTCCTCAAGCATATCAACGTCACACATTCCCCAATATTCTAATACTTCAAATCTTTCTATTCCATAATCTGCTGCATAGTCAGATAAATCATCTTCCCAATACTTTTTATCATAGTTCTCACCTGATGCAATTACCTCATCAATTACATTAGAACGAAAGTAAGGTCTCTTCTTTAATCCACGTAATTGTGTTCTAGACATCTTATGTCTTTCAATTACAAACTGTGCTTCATCCATGTTAGCAGCATCAGGGTCAGGAAAGAAGTTCCATACTGATACGTGTGATGTAGATGGTACAGTCTTAAATATAGGACTGTAGTTACCCTCTTCATCCCAATTAGGATATTCTTTGTCTACAGCAAAAGGTCCTTTCATTACTCCTGTTCCGAATAATGCCATCTCAAATGCTGTGCTTCTTAATTGTTTACTTGCACCTGACTCTTGTAGTTGGTCCATGATTTGTTTTTCCATAGACTTAGCAGCTACCATAGCAGGACTAAATGTAATAGCAGTAGGTGTTTTACCTACCCCTTCTTCCAAGCCTTCAATTTCTCCCAACTTGTCTTGTAAAGGACCCAACCTTTCTGCCAATGTTTTTTCAGTAGCACCTTTCGGTAAGTCCATGCCATCACCCTTAAACCCATAAGGCGAAGACAACGAAGTTTCTCCTTTAAGCTGTTCAGGCTTTTTTGGGTCAAAGTTGACATCCCCTGCGACACCTTCAGGTAAGACTGTCGGCTCAACGCTAATAGGAAACTTGTTCCCTGCAAATAGTACATCAACAATTTGTCCATAAGCTGCGAGAGTTTTTGTCTTGGTAACTTTAATAAATACTCTTGACTTTTCTGCTTCAGTAAATTGAACATCACTTCCGTATAACCCCCTATAGTTTCTATAAGACCTTAACCATCGTTCTTCATCATTGTTACGATAGTCTTCGGCACGTTGGTATCTATCCATGATAAAAGGTATAATACCACTTACGTTAACATCACCGACTACTGATTCCTCTACATCTTCTAATGCTATGGAATCATCGTCTAGTGTTACTTCATCTTTTTCTGCCATGTTATATCCTTAATATCCGAATGTAGCATCTGCCATTGGCATATTACTACTTGGTCTGCCCATAGGGTCATAGTCAAATATACTAAACCTTGGTCTTGACATTATACCATATCTTAGTGCATCATACAAGTGGTCTTCTGCTCTTGTGTCTACATCTTCAGGATTCTTTTTATCCAATGGTAATGCAGGTAATTGTGATACCATGTGAGTACAAGTGTTAAAGAATACTAATCTTGGTTGCTCTGTAAACTCATCTACCTGTAATCGTCTATGTATTTCATTCTTTCCTGATACACGACTGCCTTTACTTCTATCTGATGGTCTAAATCGGCATCCCTTCATAATCATCTGTTCAGCCAAAGAAGGACCAGTATCGCCACGTTTGTGCCAAAGAGAACTATCCAAAACCCCATACTTAATATTTCCATCATCAGCTTCAGCATCCAATATCATATCTGCCAAATCTGTGGCAAGGACTTTAGAAGTATACAACTCTCTATATATAATAATCTGCTCATCTGGAGAAACAGCAAACCACAGCACCCCACTATAAGAGCCATAACCGTAATCACAAGCACGAAATTTAACCCAATTTCTTGGAATTGCAAAAGGTTCAATAACGTGAATATTCCTATCAAACTCAGTAAAAGCAGCACCTTCTTTAATATCCCAATCACCTTCAAGCAACTGCTTACGTTGGTGTTCAGGTAAGGATAGAAGCATTGCTTCATAGTCACCTTGGGCAGACAAGTATGGGTTGTCTGATAATCTTGCAGGGATAAATCTTCTTTTAAATAGTGCTTGTCCTGCTTTACTGTGTCCTTTTGGATAGGAAAGAACATTCCCTGATTCAATATCTGTGGCATCAAATTGTCTTCCGTATGGTGCAGGGTCAATAAACATCTTCTTGACCCACTGATGACCCGGACCTCCGGGGTTAGTTGTTGCTCTCATATACACAGGTAAATCATGTGCAACAGAACGCAAACGTGAACGCATATAGTTCCAAGCATACGGAGTAGACCATTGGGTTAATTCGTCAAACCCTATCCAACTAAATGCCAAACCTTGATAACGAAGTACATCATCATCACGGTCTAAGTATGACATCCATAACCTTGCACCTGATGGTGCTTCCCACTGCATCTTTCGTTCTGACCACTTTATACCCTTCCATATCTGTGGGTATATTTCTTTTGACTTAAATATAAGTTCTCTTAATTCTTCTGTTGTGTGTCGTAATAACAATCCACTAAACGATGGATGACCCATGTAACGTAGTGGGTCTGCTAACATGGCATAACTCTTGCCACCCCCTGCTGAACCACCATATAGTACTTCTCTTTCTCCTGCTGCAAGGAACTCTGTTTGAGGTCCTACGTTAGGTTTAAATACTACATTCTGCTCTTCTACAGGTACTGCTTCTATGTCTGCAACTTCCTGTATCTTAGGCTCTTGCACCTGTTCTTTCTTCTTCAATGGCTTTCGCTTTTTGTATCGCCTTTTCTGCGTACTCAGACCACTTTCGGAGAGTTCTAGCTGTGTTCTTACGTTGTCTTTCATGTAATAGTCTTTTCCTTAGTCCTACGTGAGATATAACTCTTTTTGTTTTAGTAGTTATCCAATTAGCCACTTCACGATATGAGTATTGCTTTACATATTTTCTTGCCATCTCTATGGCTTCTAGTTCATATGGTATTGGGTCAAGTAAGTCAGGGTCTTGTTCGTTTATCCTATATCCAAATGGAACAGTCCTAGCTATACGTGGTATCTGTACCCATTCTTTTTGTTCTTCATCTTTTAAGTCTGTTGGTTGTGGTAACTTCCACTTGCCTACACTTCTATCCATCGTTCTTAGCAGGTAAGAGCATAACACCACCAGTGCTTTCTACTTGCATCTTCTCAGTCTTCACTAAGCCTGTCCTGTCTAGTAATTCTTTAGCTGCCATCATCTTATCTTTGAGACCTAACTCAGTAGGGTCATATAGACCACCCACCATAGCCATTGCAGCTTTAGGTGCGTTCCTACTCATAAACAACTGCGTAGCTTCTAGTATCTCATCCTTCATGGATTTCACTATCTCTGTTGTGCTAGATGTTTCAGCATAACCTGCTAACTTCTTAGCGGCTACTACATCACCACCTGCTTCATCAAATAAAACAGCTAGAAACTTTTGTTGTCTTTCAGTTAGTTCTCTACTCATTATGCGATACTTTCCCTTGCAAATTGTCTGTCAACGATTCCTATTAAACGCTTGGCTCTATTAGGTGTTTGACGAAACCAATTACTGTTTTCCATCTCGTCTGCCATTCTCTCCCAGTCCAAATCTTCTACGGCAGCAATCATGTTCTTAAATTTGGATAGTCTTGGTCTACCTAATTGAAAACACATATTTGCTAATACGTGTTGTATATCATCAGGTAGATTGTCAAATTGAGAAAATAATAAGTTACAATCTTTTATAGTTGTTTTAATATCACTCTCAAACCAATCATTTACCTGCTCATTTGGTACTTTAGTTCCTACAGGTTTATCATAATACTCTTCATCCCATTCTGTAATAAGGTGACCTATTCCCCCTGTTAAATGCCCAAGTGAGCAGTGGTATGTTTCATATTTAATTCCTTCGTCATTAGCTAATTCATCTTGTAGTTTAATTAAGTTCATTTCTTCCCCATAATTTTCATAGCTTGACCTGCACCTTTAATACCAAAGGATGCACTAATTGCTATAAATAAAAGATACTGATACCATTCAGGTAGTGTATTTAGTACTTCAAAGCCTACTCTTACGTATTCTGTCATGCTAGGTATGAATACTAGTATAGCAGGTAAAAGTAAAACTGTCAAGGCAAATTCATCTTTCCAGCTATTATCTGTAGCATCTGCCATAGACTTTTCCCATTGTACTTCTCCTGTGGCTACCTTCTCTGCCACACTTGCCCTAGCTTTAGCTTCTGCAACTTTAGCCTGTCCATCTGCTTTTACTTTCTCAACCTTACTGCTCATCCAATTAGATGCTAGATTTGCTATAGGTCCTATCAGTGCTGTTAACATTATAGTCTCCTAGTACCTTCGTTTTTTTGTCTTTCTCTTAGAGCTTTTACGTGCCTGTTCATTAGATAGTTCCCTATCCTTAGAAATGGCTTCGCTAACTTGAGATAAAATACGTCTTTTCTCATCTAAATCTCGCCGCTTTTGAAGCAATCTTTTTGGGTTGTTTAGATACTTGTTTACCTGCTCTAGTTGCTTTGCGTTTAGCAGCCGTACTGGCGGCATATTCTTGGTTAGAAAGAGCCTTAATTGCCGCTTCAGGTAGATAACGCTCACCGGTAGCTTTTGACCCTTGTGTACTAGGTTTGCCACTCTTAGTTCTCCACTTTTGTTTTGTCCAGTTTGATAATGACTTTTGTGGTGCTCTCATATGCTTCTTTAATCTCTTCTATTGTTCTGTGACATCCTATGCAGATATCGTCTTGCAGTTTACAGATGCCTACACATGGCGTTAAAATCTGCCTGTCCATTTACCAACAATCCACGCTAGTAATCCACCAAAGAATAATACGAATATCATAGCTATTCCATATCCCATATACTCTACCAACTCTGCTTGACGTTTCGCTGCCATCTTTTCTTGATAACGTCTAGACTTTCTTGCTTCTGCTTGAAACTCTTGCCAATCCTGCCATAATCCGGGTCTACCTAGATATATCATCATCTTCTTGAGTTCTTCTTCTTTTTCTCTTATCTGTTCAAGAGCCATGAACTCTTCTAAGTCTGCACCACCACCTTTAGACTTTTGTTTCTTTGCCTTCTTCTCTAGTTGTTCCTTTGAGAATACAAAGTCAGATATATGTTTAGCACAACCTGTAAGTTCCTTTCCGTTTGATACGAAACTTTTGATTACACTAAAAGCTGCATTTGCTGCCGCGAGTTCTGCTAACATTATCTTTTCCTTCTTGGCTTACAATATGCTGTTATCTTTAGATTAGGTCCTTCCTGTTTTGGAATTGAAGGTTGCTTGTGTAATCTTTCTGCAAAGTACAAGCATCTATCTATATCATCAAAGGTTTGTGTTTGGTCTACTACTCTTAATCCCATCATAAACACTAACACAAACTCAATCATTTCCTTTCTCTGCTACCACTTCTTCATGGCACTCACAGTTACATTCTTCACAATCACATTCATAACATTCACAAGTGGCACACTTCTTTTCGTTATCCACGGTATCCTCCACCTGCTTTTTTGTAGGCTGATGCAACCATCTGTGCTTTTCTTGCACTCCATTGACCGGGAGCACCCCCTTTACCACCTGCTTTGATTCTGTTGAATATGTTCTTACGCATGGTTGGTTTGGTATAGTTACCTGCAGCATTGACTGTACTTCCCCCACTTTTTAATTTAAGTGCTGATAAAGATTTAGCTTGACCAGCATGAGCTTTACTAGCTTTCTTTAACTTACTTGCTACTTTTTTTATTGTCTTTTTTGCCTTTGCTAGTGCCATCTCTATCCTCATATAAGTTATTAAACGTAGTGAATGGGTCTAGGTAAGATTCATGTGACTCTGCTGAATGTGTCCACTGTGATGGTGCAAAGTCAGGTGCTCCTTCTCCTGTAACCCACAGAGCAGGACTCGTAGCTCTTACTCTGTTATTTGGCAGTGCAACGATGTTGCCTGTCCACTTACCTGCATCCAACAAATACATTACGTGTGATTGTTTATGCTGTGCAGGGTCATCTGCTATGTCATGGTCTGTATAGTCAACCGTGAACATATATCTAGCTGTGTAGAACTCATTGCCTATCTTACATAACCACGGACTAGAACTGACTCTGTCCATAACTATGATGCTATGGTTTCTTGATTCACAATCCCAAGGTTGACATAAGTGGTCTTCCATTGGTTCTGCCCATTCATCTACAGGTATATCGGCTACTAGTGCCTGTATGGGCATCCTTGCCCACATTGCACCACCGTGTACATTCTCTTCTTCTGTACAACCTGTGAAGACTACCTGAAAACTTAAAGACCTATCAGGTATGGTATTAACTGCGAAAGCTAGTGCGTGTAGGTATTCACCGTGATAATTCATATGATTACAAGTGAACTCCTTACGTACCCAACATTTAAAATGTGGTACGTTACTTATAAGATACGACATTATTTACGTTTAGCTGCTCCACCTTTAGCCATGTACTTAGTCTTCTTCATACCGGCACCACCTCTTGCCATGTACTTAGTTTTCTTGGTAGCACCACCTGCCTTCATTTTCATTTTCTTAGTTGGTGTGCCGTAGCCACCCTTAGACATCATTTTAGTTTTCTTTTTACCGTGCATTGGCATTTTATATTCTCCTAGTAAGTTTTTTAGCAGTACGTGTTCTCTTGAAAGAACGATTAGCAGTCTTAGATGCAACAGTTAAATTACCTGCTCTGTTGTCTCTTGGGTTGCCATTTTTGTGGTGGACATCTTTACCTGCTACCTTCGCAGTTCCACCTGCTTTCATAACTATCTTACGTGCTTTGTTTCTACCTGCTCTGTTCACCTTCTGTGTAGGTTTAGAGTGGTAGTTTGCATATTCTTTTTTGTAATTACGATTAGACATTGAATCCCATATTCTGTACAGCATCTCTGCCTTTAGGAGTTTGTGCTAATTTACGTAAGCCTTTGTTAGGTAGATTGTCTGTGACTGAACCACCACCTGAATACATATGCTTCTTACCACCTACACTGCCACCATAAGCCATGTCAGGCTTCTTCATTTTCTTCTTGCCCTTCTTGCTATCCATCATGGATATAATGATTGCTATGCCTTTGCCTTTTTTATTTGCCATTTCTCTTGACCTTTCTATTGTCCACAGTTGATAGCACGTAACCACCTTTGCGATAATCGTTAGCACCTATTCTGTTCTTTGTAATTGAACCACCAATAGCTTTGCCTTGTGTCATATTAGACTTTGATTCATAGATAGTGATTTGGTCTTCTGAGTCCATTAGCTTACTAAGCTCAGAGCCTTCAATCTCCCCACCACCACCTGCTATTTGATTACTAGCATCTTTGTTTACTGCTCTAAATATAGCCATACCTTTAGCTTTACCATGCTGAGAAATTAGTTTATCTTTTATTCTTTGTATGTCGTTATCTGCCATCTTTTTTACCCCCTACTTTAAATTCAAATGTAACACCATTCTTTTTCTTTTTAGGTGGAGTAACAACTTTCTTTTTCTTTATTATAGGTTTCTTTTTCTCTACAGGTTTAACTTTTTTCTTGCTATCTTTAGGTGGGTCTTCTTTCCTGTTTTTATTTTTAGGAGACATAGGTAGTGGCTGTCTACGTGCAAGTACTTTAGCCTTACCTTTTTCTTTATCTTCTTTAACCATTTGAGCATAAGTCTTTGTAGTAGACTTTGTTGTAGGTGTACTTTTAGTCTTTTCAACTAATTTAGATGCACCGTACCCAACAGCTTCTAATGCCGCTAATGCAGCTGCACCCTTCCATCCTGCTCTCTTTAAGCCTTGTTTTACTGCCTTTTGACTTAAAGAAGCTGCTTCCGTCATTAGCTGTTTGTAAGACAAACCCTTTTTAAATCCTAATGTTTCAGCTAAATTGCCTAACATTGTTTTGCTTATATTTTTTCTTGTGCCACTGTAGTCCTTATTAGACATTTAATATTCTCCTGTTACCACTTCACCTTATGTGACCAGTATTTAGCTGATAACTTAGTGGTGGGTTTGCCTTGAGCATTATGTCTAGCATAATAACTCTTCTTACGTGCCTTATCTTTAGCTGATGTAGGATTCTTACCTGCTCCCTTGACACCTTGCTGTCCAAAACGAATTAGTTTCATGTTATGCCCTTCGGCAGCTAACACGATATGTGACTTAGTTTTGTGTCCCGGAGTTCTCTTAGGCTTGTTTACACCTTTGAGTCCATGCTTCTTGAGTAAAGCAGCTCGTCTGTTTTCATGTGCCATTGTGTTCTTACTTTACCTTCTATGGTTTCTCTATCTTTTATGCACTTATATTTAAGAGCTTGGTAGTTAGGCATATAACTTGGTAGGTCTGCTGCTATTTCATAAGCACGTGATATACATTCCTGTTTAGTTTGATATGGTCCTTCCAAATCTTCTAGTGTATGACATATATTTGTAGTACCTATTACGCATACAAGTACAAGTGTCTCAAACATCGTCTAACATTCCCTCTGCTCTCATAGCTGTTTCTACGTGTTTCAACGTATAACGCACTCCTGTGTCCGATTCTATCAGGGAACGTATATAAAACACGGAACTGTGGGGTATGTGTAGCTCTTTTAACTTGTTAGTACGTATGGCATCAAAAAATGCTTCTAACATATTCTCTGGTGTATATAGTTTTACTGATTTTTTAGTCATTGTCAAGGATAAATTTCTATTAGTACGGATATTTATACTAATGATACCATTTAAGTGTTCATTTAAGTGTATTTAACAAGTATATATCTTTTTATTTAAGTGTTTTATTATAATGTTACAGTTAAGTGGTTAATTATACATAATTATATCAAGTTTTGTACATCTTGTCAATAGCAAATAATTTATTTATGTACGATTGTTAGATTAGTGTGATATTTATGTCACATATTAGGTGCTAGGTAAGGTGGGTATGGACAGTTATACTTGTGGTTAACACTTAAAAATACCTATCTGTGTATTTCTCTGAGCATACGTACCTAGTACCCCCACCTGTCGCATACCTACCTAGCTATTTCTATCATATATACTTAACCTATTGAAATAAAATAACATTTATATGCTATATATAGACTAAACATTTTAATTTATAGCTATATATGGTAGTTAATATGAATAGTTTTAACTCATTAATTAACAGTTATTCTTTTTATATTTAATTGATAGCTATGTTTTTAAAAAGTGATACCTATATGTTAAAGTTATA